GTTTAAGTATACTCAGCAGGGTATCTGGGGTGTCTTCGTAGTTACTTTGAGGGTCTTTTTATTCTCAATTAAATGTGTCTAGGAGTAGTGATCTAAGCGAGCAGTCTATCACACTCTCGCAGAAATGTCAAGGGGGCAGACTATAAAGTTTTCTGAGGATTGACACCGTGTTTCTATCAGTCTTCCTAATAAATAATAGGTGGAAGATTGACAATATCTCTCAGGCATTCTATACTGGTCAAGTATCACCAACGGAGTCAATCATGTCAGTCGCTATCAGTCAGGCACAGAAGCAACGTTACAGAATCACGTTGGATATTGAGGTTCTGGATGACTTTGACCCACATCAGATTCATTGGGAAGATCTCTTTGAACTGGAAGGATCTGAGAGGGTAATTGACAGTTATGTAGAAGACCTGAGTGTACCTGTCAGGTGGTGATTGCAGTAGGTTGACAGTCAGTCTCTGAGGTGTTATTATAGGGAGGAGAGGAACACCGTGGACCACAGTTGTTCGCGGTTTGTTGTTGCCGTTGCGGCGGGCGATGCGTATATAAAAACGCTTAACTACCCTAACCTACAGAGGTGACAATTCGACCTCTAAATATTATTCGGAAGTTGATTTCATATCGGTAAAAAAAATTCGCCGGGAAAATTTCTTATGGAAAAGGTTTATCACATCTATGCAAAGAAAGAGTGTTTATACAATAATCTAACAGAACAACAATTTAATAGTACATGGAAAACCCTCAAGGGAATGGTTGGTCTAATGAAGACTGATTATGAACTTGAGGATTTGTCATATGAGGAATGCACTCGCCCCCTTGGAGGAGGTTCGGGTAATGCGAATGATCCTCCTGGATGCGATTCATATTGACAGACTACATACTACACGTTATAATTGACTTGAAGGTTAATTCAACTTATGGCTAAAGGATTCACGGTTAAAGCAAAAGCACCCACTAAGAAAGCAGAGGAGTGGGACTATCAAGCAATCAAAGAAAGGATGCGAGGTAAGACGATTGTCTTTTGCCTTCCTGGACGTGGATGCTCTTATATCTTTCTGAAGAACTTCGTACAACTGTGCTTTGATATGGTACAGAATGGCATGAGTATTCAGATCAGTCAAGATTATTCTTCGATGGTTAATTTCGCCCGTTGTAAGGTTCTGGGTGCAAATGTCCTGCGAGGACCCAAACAGATTCCTTGGGATGGTAAACTGGAATATGACTATCAACTGTGGATTGATAATGATATTGTCTTTGACACCAACAAGTTCTGGCAGTTGTGTGACATGGCAATCTCTGCAGAAGGTGAAGAGAAAGAGATTGTAAGTGGTTGGTATGCAACTGAGGATGGACACACAACTTCTGTCGCACACTGGTTGGAAGAAGATGATTTCCGTAAGAATGGTGGAGTGATGAATCACGAAACTGTCGAATCCATTCAGAAACGTAAAAAACCATTTACTGTAGACTACACAGGATTTGGTTGGGTACTGATCAAGAAGGGTGTGTTTGAGAATCTTGAGTATCCCTGGTTTGCTCCTAAGATGCAAGTCTTTGAGAGTGGAAGTGTTCAAGACATGTGTGGTGAGGATGTCTCATTCTGTCTTGATGCCAAAGAAGAAGGCATGGATATCTGGTGTGATCCTCGCATTCGCGTTGGTCACGAAAAAACTCGCGTTATTTGAGGTAAATTATGGCAGTCATGAAAGGCGGCAGTTATGTCGAAGGTGCTCCGAAAAAATCTCGTCAAGGGAAAGGTAAGCACACGAAGTTATCCGCGACTTCTCGTAACGGTGCTAAGAAACGGTATCGTGGTCAAGGTAAGTGAAAATTTGAATTTTCATACATACCTTTGTATGGTTTGAACGGGAAACCCTTAATTCTTTAAGGGTTAAATAGAAAAAGATATAAATCTTCACTATGCCTTGTTTAATTGCAAACCTACCTTCTTATGAGGTATGGGTCCGTAAGGAATATCTTACAGATCATCAAAGTGGACACGGTGAATATGTAAAGGGCGTCTGGGTATCGGTTAAATCGATTCCTGGGCGTGCTTTTTATTTTGAGACATATTTACCAGAGTATGCGGCAATGTATGATAAGTTGCCGATTAGCGCGTTTGTCTCGTCCCCCGAAAAACCCTCGCCTGATATGGAGTTGCATAACTTGCAATTCTGGAATTGTATGGACTATGGTGTAACTGTAGTACAGAAACAATTCATCGGTAGTATGCACTATGAGTGCTTCACAAGGGACTATGGACCCCAGACAGGCACTTACATCTGCACAATTGATAATTATCATCAAGATCCTGATGCAATTGATTATGCGACCTCTGAGAATCCATCAGAACACAAATCACATAACCTAATTGAACTTGATAATGGTCAGTTTGCCCTGTATCCTAACAATAGGACACGTATTTTTGACAATTCGTTAACTCCTGAGACGCCAAAAACACCTGATTTCAAGGTTTCGACCGTTTATTACCAAGTTGAGAATGGTCATGACCGCGACGGGCTCGGAAATGATGAGAATTATTTCTGGAAAACTGCTAAAGAGCGTAAAAATACCGAAAATTTACCGGAATTTTAAGAAAATGAACGATTTTTTAGACAATTTAGGTAACGATCAGCACCAAAAGATGCTGAGAGAGATTGCAAACGACGATCAGACGCCTAAAAAACGCGATTCTCGTCAAAATACTGAACTTTTTGAGACTGAGGAGGAATATACTGTCATTCCTCCCCAAACTCTGAACGAATTTTGATTTATACCTTAATAAATAAGATATAATCGCTGTATTTTTGTGCCTCTAGAAAGGGTAAGTCAAGGATTTAAGGATATTAGCATGTCATTCAAGTTTAACCCCTTGAATGGCGACTTAATTGCGCTTAAAAACGCTAATGCAATATCAAGATCAATCCGTAATATTGTTTTTACCACTCCTGGAGAGAAGTTTTTTAATGAAGATTTTGGATCTGACGTAAGTCGATCACTTTTTGAGAATATTGATGATCTTACTGCTTCAAATATTAGGGATCAAATCAGAAGATCCATTATTAACTTTGAAGAAAGGGTAGATTTGAGAGAAGTGGTTGTGCTTCCTGATTTTGATAGGAATGCATTTGATGTGATCATTCGATATGACATTATTGGCGCTGATATTCCACCACAAGAATTACAATTCGTTTTGCAGTCAAATAGATAAAAATGCCACTTGCAAATTTCTCTAACTTAGATTTCGATCAAGTTAAGACAACACTTAGAGACTATCTAAAGTCTAATTCTAACTTTACAGACTATGATTTTGAAGGGTCGAACCTTTCGACCATTCTCGATGTCTTGGCATATAATACATACATCTCCTCATATAACGCAAACATGGTTGCGAATGAGGTTTTCCTTGATAGTGCAACTTTAAGAGAAAATATCGTTGCACTTGCAAGAAATATTGGTTATGTGCCCAGATCTAGGAAGTCAGCAAGGGCAACAGTTACTTTTTTCGTAGATACATCAAATATTACACCAACTCCAGCAACAATCACCCTTCATAAAGGTATTGTAGCAACAACTAGTGGTAGTTTTGGTAATGAATCAAAGGCATTTTGCATTTTAGAAGATATTTCAGTCCCAGTAGTCAATAATATTGCTAATTTTGAAGATATTTCGATTTATGAGGGAACTTTACTGAGTTCTAACTTTACTTACAGCACCAGAATTCCAAATCAGAAGTTTATTTTACCAAATGCTGGCGTTGACACTTCTCTTATTAGCGTTTTAGTCAAAAATAACGAAAATTCGTCAACTTCTGTCAAATACTCAAATCAAGACAGTCTTTTTGATATTGGTGGCGATTCTAAAGTTTATTTTTTACAAGAAATTTCTGATGAGAGGTATGAACTGTTCTTTGGAGACGGAATCTTCGGTAGAGCTCTTGAAGAAGGAAATTATGTTACCGTAAATTATATCGCATCAAATGGTGACTCTGGAAATGGCATTTCTTCCTTCCAGTTTTCGGGTAGATTGACTTATACAAGGAACGCACAGACATATACAGTCACTTCGGGCATATCACTCCTAACAACTGGTTTATCGTCCTCTGGGGGCGATACAATCGAGTCTGTGGAGTCTATTCGTAAGTATGCCCCAAGGATCTATGCATCGCAAAATAGAGCA